ATATGAAGAAATAACTAATTTGGAAGCAATGGCTTTAATTGATTGTAAGGATACTTCTAAATTATACTTTGTTGAATTTTATTTCGAATCGAGCGATCCTTACGGAAAAAACGGATGGACTATTCACTGTCCTATACCAAGAGATTTAAAACAAACTGAACCAATCCTCTATCATTCTAAACAAATGTTGAAGAGCAATAATCTATTTAGAAAATATAGAGAAGTATTAGCGGAACCGGGTGTTTTGATTTTAAATACGCCATATCGTATCTATAAAGATCATAGATGGGTAGTAAAAAAATCATCATATGAGCAAGAGTTTCCTTCTCCTGTCCATAGGCGGTAAATATATTGGATTTATAATTTAGAAAGGGGTGAGAAATTGAAATTATTTAATCGGAAAGTAAACGAAACTCCGAAAACTGTAACGAAGTTTCAAATGATTGACGAGCCTAGTTCGGGATTTGTTGGATTTAGCGGAAATGTTTATGAAGCCGACATTGTGCGAAGTGCTGTACGACCACTTGCAAACGCAGTTGGGAAGACAGTACCTAAACATAGGTTTGGTGGCAAGATTAATCCTAACATTGCTGTCTCGATGGTGCTTCAGGAACCCAACGCCTTGATGAGCATGCAAATGCTGCTTGAAAAGACGATTTGGCAGTATCGGGTAAATGGGAATGCCTTTATTTATGTGGAAAAAGATGATAACGGAAAGCCCGTTGCGCTTTATCCAATCGTTTCTCACTCTTTGGAGTTATTAGTTAGTCCTAGTGGCGAGTATTTCATTAAGTTCGTTCTGCGTGATGGCAAATCCTATACCTTTAGATATCGGGACCTCATTCACATTAGGAATGACTTTACTTCAAACGAAATATTGGGTGATAGCCTAGCACCGTCTCTCTTACCATTGCTTGAAGTCGTTCAAACAACCGACCAAGGGATCATAGCAGCGATTCGAAACTCAAATGTTGTTAAATGGCTGCTTAAATTCAATCAAACATTGCGTCCTGAAGATATCAAAGAAAATACGAAGCAGTTTGTTGAAGATTTCCTTCGGACGGATTCAGAAGGTATTGGAGCCGCTGGTGTCGATTCTAAGGCTGATGCAGTTCAGGTGCAACCTTATTCCTATGTTCCTGAAAAAGAACAGTCTGCCGCAACGAGACAGCGTATTTTAGACCTTTTCAA